TTAACTGCGGAATTGTCGTGCAGATTGCCGGTACAATCATTGCCAGCGGAAAATCCGCCGCCAGACCCCCAAAGAATGTCGTAAAAATTAACGTTTGCCCGGTTGGCTGCGGTGGGGTCAAATTGCGACCCTAAGATGGCCACACCACGATTGACGCCGCCCATCGTTACCGTGAGGTCGATCAAAGGAGTAGATGAAGCAGACTGGTCGTTCTTTTCAGAATATATTCCGGAAACTAACAGGCCGTATATCTGGCCAGCACGCAGCCACCCAACGCTGTTATTCTCTACCGTATCCTGCACAAAAGAACAGCCGACAACGCCGGTCGCATAGGTGTTGTGATGCAGGTCAAAAATGGTCCCGGTGTTGTTCTGGTATTTGCTGCCATGACTGTTGACGTAATACGCACCTTGGCTATCAAACCAATTGTCAGGTGCATTGCGCACTCGGCAGCGCTCAAAACTCCATTCCTGCGCAAACGTAGACGCATTCAGGCATCGAATGCCGACAAAGTCACAATTTAAGAACCGGATGCGAAACATCCGTTCGGTCATTACGTAAGAAGCTGTATTAGCGCTTCCGTTAAATCGAATGCCTTCAAATGTGACATATTCGCTCTGTGGCTGCCCGCCAACCGGAGCAAGGGATGAAGTAAAGGCGGCGATACCGTCAACTTTGAACCCTGCATTTGAACCAATACCCACAATGCGAAAATCGCTTGTAGATGTGTCAACAAGACGATCAATAATGAGCGAGGACGCCAATCGGCATGGACCGGGTATCACCAAGCTATACGCTTCTGTCGGCGTAAGGCAGTAATTAATTGCAGCTTGCACCGCCGCGCTATCGTCAGCCACACCATCGCAGACCGCGCCGAAGTCCAATACGTTAACTGGCGCTCCAGCGATCATCGAATAAGTTGCTTTGGTAAGGCTCATGTTTATGCCTCATAGCTGATAGTAATGATGGCAAAATCGCCCGCGCCCCAAGTCCAAGGCGTAGTTGCACTGAAGGCAGTTCCGCTGGCCGTCGTTGGGTAAGAAAGTTGCGAGTTGTTCGCATAGATCATAACTTGGCCGCCGAACCATCCGACATTTGTCTGAAACATTGTCATGCAACCGTTAGCCGCATAAACGCTAACATACGGCAGCCCAGCCACATTAGCGCAAGTGCCGGTCCAAGCCGAGGTAGAACCAAAATTCAACCGGATGGTGGCCGTCACCATGCGCCCGATACGAGTATAACGTCCGTCAACGGAGCCATTGCCAACCGTAAGATTGTTGAATACGGGCGTAAAAACGCCTTCTTCATACCAGTTCAGCAGTTCGCTGGTCATCCCCGGCGCGTTGGCGTTCGCGCTAAAGTCGATGCCTTTGCCCGCAGTGCCGACGATCACATTCCCGTTGTTGACCTTGTAGTTGCCGCTTAGGTCATATTCGGCGCGGATCGTGTAGCCGCCGGTCTGAACATAAAGAGGACCGTTAAAGCTGCTGACGTACCCATCAGTGCCGTTTAAGAACACCTGAAGTCCAGTATTATACGACGATCCAACTGCGTTGTTGACAAGCTGAAGACCAGCAAGGGATGAAGCACCAGAACTGATAGCGACAGTGTTGTTGAAAGCGCCGGGGCTGCTGGACAAATTCACAAACAGATTATTGGCCTGTACATCCCGGCCCGCAGTCAAATCGGACACTGCGACTTTTTTGGTCGTAGAACTTTGTACAAGAGGAACAACTTCCGTCCCCGCCAGCGGCAGGGTAGCAGAAGTCAACGCACTAATCTTTTTGTCAGCCATATATACGTCTGCCTTTAGTTGCTGGCCGTAATGACCCAATATGTTCCATCGGACTCAAGATCAGCCCATTTTCCAGCCGTGGCCGGAAGAATTGCGTTTGTAGCGGCACCGCCGGTAATTGGGATGACATTGCTTTGCGAAGATATAACCGCTTGGGCCTGGCGGGTAACAACGCGAATGCGACGACCTGGAAACAAGCTGCCAACAGGAAGAGCAATTGAAGCGGTCGTGGCTACGTTGAAAATGACCGAAACATCTTTATTCGCCACAGTATAGCTGGCAACTGTCTGCACATTAGGTGGATTATTAATTGCAGATCCGTTAAACCATGCGTTTTCACCAAGCACTGATGATGGGTTGCGGCCCGGAATATAAGTGTTAATCGTGTCAGCATCGCCGGACAAAACAACAATATTCCACGTTGGGCCGCTGGAGAAATTCAAATATTGGAATTTGTCATTGATGGAGTTGACGCGCACGTTGGCAGAGTCAACGTAGACATACGACATTATATGGTTGTTCTGGCTGTTGTACTCGCACGGCGAACCAAGATACACATCTGCGGAAATCTGATGGATGCTGTTGCGCACGTTGATTTGCGGCGGGGTGGTGTTGGTGCTGCCAGACCCATAAACGAGAAAGTGCGAGCAATTTTCTGCTTGGCAGTTATCAAGCGTAACATTGTCTAGTGCTTCAGCGCCATTCCCCACCAAGTTAACAAACTCGGTGTTGGTCAGATTTCCGGCAAACGCGAAGCAGTTGTCCAGTTTGATAAAGCCGCAGCGCAAAAGATGCACGCCGCTGCTGTTCGGCGGCATGACGAAAACGCAGTCAAGAAGCCGCCATGCGTCGCAGTTGTTAGCGTTGACGAGCACGCCATAGGTGTTTCCGACGAACTGGCAGTTGCGAATGTCCAGCGGGTTGATCTGCCAGTCATAATACGGAACGCTGGCTGTCCCATCCCAGTACGTCCCGGGTGCGCCCACGCCATCGCCAACACCGGCCCAAGTATCGTTAGCGAGGATGGCGCTGGTGAAGCCGAAGAACTGGCACGAGTCGATATTTCCGCCAAAAATGCCCTGCGGTGCATGGCCTTCGTAGCGAATGGCGCGGCGGTTTGTTCCATACGGAACGTACTGGCCGCCGCTTAGATATGGCGGGTTCTTGCTCGAAAACACCAAATTCTTGATGTTGACCTGATTGCACCGTTCGGAAATGACAAACGCGCTGACACCATCCGCCGTGACAAAAATCGTGGACATGGCGCTAAGAGCGGGCGGCGGACTTCCAGAGTAGTCGTTGTTGACCCCGTCGCCTTCAATCGTCATTCCGGGATGCAAGACCGTAATATCGGTGACCACATAGCCGCCAGCCGGGAACCGGACCGTTCCGCCCCAAGTCTGGCTGTAAACAGCCAAGTTGACCGCAGTCGTGCTATCGGTCGAACCATCGTTTACAGCGCCGAACCATGCAGGGTAAACTTCTTCAACAGTACCTTCACCAAAAAGGACCGGGCTGCTGATGAGCGTCATTGCCTGCGAGGCGATGATACCGTTGTAGCCGTTAATTGCGTAGGTGCCTACGCCAGTGTCACCGTACTCTTGGAAAATCTGGATGCCATCGCGCAGCCCCGCGCCGGTCACAATCTGGCCCGGTGCAACCGTGTTGCTCGAAACGGCAGTGATAATCAATGAATTAGCGTTGATACTGGCTGTGATGTTGTTCGTGAACAACCCGCAGGAGAAAATTTGCTGGAGCCGGTCAGCTTCTACTGCACCATTGATGAAAAGACGCGCGCTTCCGGTGATTGTAATCAGGCCGGTGTTTTCAAACCGCAGCGTGACGTTGGCTGGAACAGTTAGCGTTGTCGAAAGCGTAACTGCATTGTTGATGACCAACGTTGTTTCGGTTGAACCAGCAGCAGTGATCGCCGCAGTTAAATCACCGCCAAAGTCCTTGATTGAAACGTATTGCTCTAACTTTGTCTGAACAGACTGTACAACAGCACCACTGAATCCAGCCGTATAGGAAACCAAGGAGGCATTAGTCGTTCCAATGACACCAGTTTCATTAGTCATAACCTCAATGCTGGAATTCAGTGGAGGTGCAACCGTAAAGGTTAAGATATTACCAAGGAGGCTATAGCTATCCTTCTCCTGATAGACACCGTTAATAAAGACGCTGGTGGCTAGCTTAGTGCTTGGCGAGGCGGAAAGAGCAAAATTAACAGTTACGCCGTTACCAATGAAGTCATTCTTCACCACAGACGCAGAGACAGCCGCCGGGTCGAAGCCGTAGCCAACAGGGCTGTATAGAACGAATTCGTTCTTCTTGTTGCGGATCGTGATCGAGAACTGACCAGCGGTATAGATCAGCCCAGGCGTACCATTGCGCCACGCATAGCCATTGTTGGTGCGGATAGGCTGGGTGGCTGGGATCGTAAGGTTGCTATCCCAATATGCCTGGATCGGATTGGTCTCAGGATCTTGGTTGGTGGCACCAATATACAGGTAGCCGTCATCAAGCGGCGACCCGTCTAGATCCGTGAAGATCGGATAAGGTCCGGTGACCTGAGTAAGGGCCATCAATCAAACTCCTTGGATGGCGTTATGCCAGAAATTACTGAGCTTGGAAAGGTCATTGCGTTGGAACTTTAGGAGGAGCCATCTCTTCACCAACAGCGCGACCAGCTTCGCCACCCTCCTGTCCAGCTTGCTGCGATAGGACTCGTGCAAGGCTAGAAAGGACATTCTGTTCTGCCTTGCTGCCTGGAGCAGTGCGAGACAGAGCAACCAAGATGTTCTTGACAGCCTTGCTCTCATACATACGAGCGCCAGCGATGGCAGTGCTAAGAAGCGCACCAGCCGCACCAGTTGCCCCAGGGACAAAGTATGCGCCTGCGCCGCCAAGACCACCAGCAAGAAGCGGGATCAATGCCTGACCAGTTGGGGTGGTTACAGCGGCCTGATCTGCGCGGCGCGTGAACTGCAGAGCGCGAAGCAGGCCAGTCAGGCGATCGGCATCTGCAGGCTCAAAGGCAACACCGATCTTCTTTCCAGCATTCTTCAATTCACGAGTGAATCGCGCTGGGCTGAGGTTTTCAATACCACCAGCCTTTTCGACCATATCCTGAATGATCAGACCGCGAGCATTGCGCTTGCCATCTTCGCTGAGGCTATTGAACAGTTTCTGCACATCGCTTCGGTTGCGGCTGAACAGAAGCGCACGAGCCTCTTCTGGGGTCGCCTCACCCTTGGTAAGAACGCGGCGAATGGTTGAGGTTTCAAGATCCGTTGCAAAGTCGGACAGCTGCTCATTGGCAGAGCGCCACTTTGCAAAGTCACCAGCTTCGCCAAACTTCTGGATGTGGCGACCCATGTCCTGGCGCAGAGCCGGATAGATGTCGCCAACGATCTTCTTGAGTTCCGTTGAGACTGGCTTGAGGCTATCATCACCGAGCGCATCACCAATGGCTTTGCGCGTCAGTTCGATCTTGGTCATATCGCCAGACAGCAGGTCGTTGCGGAACGACTGCAGCTTGTTGATCAGGGGCTGATAGCTTTCAAGGTTGCCATACTTGGCAATTCCTGAATCGATGACGGCAAGCGTGTCCGTCACATCAACAGGCGTACCAGAGACCTTGTTCAGAACCTCAGTCTTTTGGCGCGTCAGCTTGCCGATCTGCTCACCGCGCACCTTGAGGAAGTCCTTGGTGATGTCATCGATCTCAGGCGATCCAGCCTGGAAGTCATCATAGACCTTGGTGATGGCAGCTTCACGCGCTTCGCGCTGGGCAGAACGAGCGCCGCCAGTGCCAAGAACTGGAACCTTCTCAAGCGTTTCCTGCGTCCAGCGGCCAAACCAAGTCTTTGGCTTAACAATGTCAGAAGTGATCAGCGGGATACCAGCCTGTTCAGCGGCTGGAATAGCCTGCTGCGTGGCTGGTGTCATTGCGCGCTGAACCACTGGCGCAACAAAGCGTTCAGTGAATTCAGTGACTGCTGGCGTGACATATTTCTGCGCTGCGCCACCAGCAGTGCCGCCGATCGTTGCACCAGCAACAGCGCCAGGAATGCGTTCAACGAAACCAGCATCAGGCGCTGCCTCACCAAAGCCGGAGATTCCGCCATAAGTTCCAGCGCGGACTGCCTCGCCAGCAACGGTTCCGCCAGGTCCAATCTTGGAAAGCGGAGAGACGAGACCGCCAATGACTTCACCAGTCAGTGTCGTGCCAGGATATTGTTCGCGGCCATACTGCTTGGCGGCTTCAAGCTTCGCAGCTGCTTCTGGGCTGAACTGCTGAACGATCTCTTCTGCAAGACCACCAGTATATCCAGTCAGCAATGCAGATCCTGCAGCTGCCAATTGCCCAGGCGCACCACCTTCACGCCGTCCGGTTGAGGGAAGTTCCCAAACAACAGCGCCGCGATCTCCAGGCTTGTTCTTTTCATACCACTGCAGAACGTCGATCGTTTCTTTGCCAGCTGGGCCATAGCCCTTGGCCTGCATGGCTGCATTAAACTGCGCCAGAGCCTGATCAAATGGAAGGCCCTGCGTTGCTGCCCATGCTTCTGCGCTGTCTTGGCGGCGCTTGAAGTCGGCTTCCGTCGAGAAGGTTTCACCAGTTGCCACTTCGATGCGTGGCGCACCAGGCTGCGATGGAGCGCCAGGGGCTGGCGGTTGTTCAGCAGGCTTTGCACCAAACTCAAGAGCCGGAGCAAGCGTGATGCCTTGCTCATCAGGATTAGCACCAAGATTGCCCATCAAGCCACGATAGGTTTTCGCCAGATCGTCATAACCAATCTTGCGCGTGTTGTAGATGCTGATGGCAGTGTTCGCCATATCGGCGCGCTGCTCCGGCGAAAGGCGCTCACCAGCGATAAGCTGGTTGTAATAGTTACGGATACGCTCAGGAACGCCAGCAGCGTTCTGCGCGTTTGCCTGCTCACCTTCTCGAACCACAGAACCGGGATCGAGCGTTTTCATGTAGGAGAAGATTAGGCCAAGATCTCCCATCGGAGAACCTTCGCCTTTGGCGAGGCCAATGATCTGGCGCGTCGAATTGGTTACGCCACGAAACTCTTTGACTTCTGGGATGCCAAGAAACTCAGTGCGGATCTTGCCAATCTGGTCAAACGTGGTGCTTTCGACGGTGCGCTGTTCACCGCGCCGTGCGCGTTCTTCTGCGGCCACACGGCGCTCTTCCTCAGCACGACGAGCAGCTGCAACCTCTGGAGATTCACCAAGAGTAATAGGCTTGATGCTTCTAATAGGAACTGATTGAACTGGTTCCTTATCAAATTCATCAAATGGATTTTTCTGAGCCATATTACTTTCCAATCACCACGTGCCAGTGCGGACCAGTAGCATACTTTGATGGGTTTTTCACTTCATCCCGCGCTTCGACAATACGATATCCTGCCTTGCGGATGCTAGTGAGATATTCGTTGAATGTCATCCCAGCGATGGGCAGAATATCAACCGCACCAGCCGTGCGTGCATGATACGAAGCTGGGTTCTTCTTTGACAACGGATGCTCCGGCCCACGATAGCCAGATGTGATCGTAGCGTTAGGAAAAAGCTGTCCAATCACTTCTTTGCCATTAGCGAAAGCCACCAGACGGGGCTGAACCCGTCTGACCTCCTAAAATCTGTGCTGATGGATTAGGATTCGCTGGAGTTCCATATTTCTTATCAAAATCTGCAGCTAATTTAGGATTAGACTTTAGCATGGAAACGGCACCCATTGGGATAACAGGTTTAACGTTTACATCTTTTTTTCCTGTTTTTTCAGCTTCTTCAACTGCTCTATCAATGTCAGCCTTGAGATAAAGATTGTCTCCAGCAACGACATAAGGCTCGGTTTCCTTGAACGCCTTTTCATAGATCCGTGCGCCTTCTTCATCCTGAGCAAGCGCGGTGACGATCAGCGATTCCTGCAGCTTCGGATTGTCCGAATACTGCTCATAAACGCTCTTCATATCCTGCAGCTTCTGAACAAGCTGAGGATTGTCCGCAGCTGCTGCAATGCGCTGATCAATCAGGCTGATGACAGTCTCAGGCTTCTTGTTGCGGTGCGCCATAAGAGCCTCACCAGCAAGCGATCGAATGACAGGCCGTTCTGCGGCACTTGCGCCCTTTTGGACGGCATTAATCTCCTGCTGATACTCAGGATATTTTGCCATCAGCTGCTTGTAACCATCTGGCGTTGGATTCTTCACCCAGTTGGTTACTTCCGTTCCGAAGGCTGCAAGGCGCGTCTGCTTATCCAGTTCAGCCTGTGCGCGTGCGCGCTGCGCTTCAACCTGTTGCTGCTGCTGGCCGATCTGCAGGCCAGACATAAAGGCTTCGCCAGGAGCGGGAACCTTTAGTGTGTAATCATACGGCTGTGCCATGCGTCACCTCAAAACATCTTTCCGAAGCCGGGTTTGCCAGCGCCGTATGCCATGCCAGCAAACTGCAACGGAAGCGATGCAAGGTTGCCCCAAGCCTGACCAGCGCCAAGAGCAGCACCAGCCTTTGCCTGTCCAGCCTGACCAAGCAGTTCAGCAATATTGCCAGCTGCCGTCATGCCAGCAGATCCAACACCAGCCGCTGACTGCTGACCAAGCGTGGTCATTCCGCCAAGGCGCTCATACTGCTGATTCAGGAACTGATTAAGCAGCGATGGACGGAACTCAGCCAGTGCGCCTTGGATGTTGCCACCGCGCAGACCGCCAGTGGCAGATGCCTTCTGGAGAAGAGCTTCTTCACCTTGGCGCACCAAAGCCTGAAAGATGGGACTTTGTTCCTGCTGAGCAACAAATGCTGCCTGCTCTTGTGGACCACGCAATCCTAGCGCAGCCATCTGAGCCTGCAGCGCAGGGCCACCAACCGCAGCATAAGGTTCAAGGCGACGAGCAAGTTCCTCGCGTGCTGCACGTTGCTCGGCCACACCCATCATTGCAGCCTGCTCTTGGGCTTGGCCTGCGCTCTTTGCGGCTCCTGCACCAATGGCGCTGCTGGCAATACTGCCAACGCCAGCCACCACTGCTGTAATCGGATCAGGCATGAGACATTTCCTTCATGTATTCCTCAAGGCTTTCGCCATAAAGCTTCAAGACCGCATGGCCGATATCCATTGCTGCTTGCACGCCATGCTCGATCTGCACTGCAGCTAGGACCAGATCATAATACCCAGCGCGCCAGACAAAGCTGGTGGCACAAGCACCGCCATCACGCTCAACGGTGTCTGAGGCTTTCCATTTGAACACCGCAACGCCCATCAGCGGGATCAGAACGTGCGCATTGCGCTGATAGAAGCCATTGGCAGGCAGGCCGACCAAAGCGTTCCAGATGGCTGCATCGAGATCATCACGATCGATCGAAGCGCCATCGGCAATGTCGTCAAACAGCTGGATGACTTCCCAAAGCGCAATCAGCCAGTCAGAAGCTTCATCAGAAAGGCCAAGCGCCTCGGTGAAGTTCTTCCTGAGCCAATATTTGGGTGAGCCGTCCTGCGTCATTCAAACCCCTTTAAGGTGAGCCACCGGCTGCTCAATGACGCTCGGTGGCTGCACCCTATCATAATCAATCTTCAAATTCAAACTCGCGCTCTTCCCATGCCTGGCAAGAACGCAGATCATGACAAATGAAGTCAAACTTATGGCAATAGCCACGGAAGCCAGCCTCAACGTCCCACTGGTTCCAAGGGATCTTGTCCATCTTGGCCTGCATCAGCGTGCTGTTGTCGTAATATTCGCAGTTGGAGCAGCGACGACGACGAGACTCGGTTTCATCAACCTGCATCGCCTTGCCAAGCGCACGCCAGTATTCAGGATTGGCACCGCGCTCATTGCTGGGCTTTTCAGGGCCAAGCATCCAGTCATCGATGACAGTCTGGGTGTTCTTCTTGTTCTCAGCAGGCGTAATAAACGGTTCACTTTCGCGGATACCGCCGAAGCCTTCAATCATGATCATTGGCTTTTTCATTATGAGATCTCCCGACCGGATGCGCGAATGTTGATGGCTGAGGCAGTGCCAGCAATCGTTGAGATAAAGCCACCATTGGCGAGAACCTGGCCGACCAACTCAGGGAAGGTATAGGTCTCGCTTGGCTGCAACGTCTTGGTCTTGACGATCAGGTTGTCATTACCAGCCGATCCGCCATTGGTCACAAGGTTGACGCTGATCGTCGCGGCAGTTCCGCTATAATTGGTCGCCGTGAACTTATCGATGATCGTGGTGACATTGGTCGCAGTGTATTGCGTGGTCTGCGTGTTCTCGGCGGTCTTGGCCGCGATCAGCACCCTAGTTGAAACAGCCATGTTAAACCTCCAAGGAACTTACGTTATCGGTGACAGTCAAAATGACAGATGGAATGGCGGGATGAACTGCGCTGGCAGGCTCGGTTAGAATCTGCACAGTCGTGTCATCCACCTCCCACATCAATTCAAAATAATCGCCTGCGTTCATCTGTAGCAGAAAGTTCCAAGCTGCGACAGTTTCTGCGTTATTGCCTTGGATGCGTATTTGGGTGGTGCTGTCAGGAACATCCGTTCCGTTTTTGCGCAGCCAAATCCAGATCAATCCAACGCCGCCAGCCGTCTTATCAAGCTGGGCAGAAAACTGGATATTATAGACGTTTGGTCGATCGACATAGATGCGAGACGTTGGAGATCCACGCGTCACGCCAACAGATAGATCGGTGGTGTTAAAGGTCATCGCATATGCGGTATTGATTGCCGCTGCCGTCTGCGTGGTCGTGTCATAAAACGAGCCATAGCGCGGCGTGCGATATTCTTTCGGCGGAGGCGTTTGCTGCAACGCGGTGATCTGAGCCTGCAGCGAAACGATATCATCGATCGTTGCGGGAAGCGCCTGCTTGTTAAGGCTATCGCTTAGAGCCTGAACCTCAGCCAACGCTTGGTCAGCAGCAGCGCCAGCATCTCCAGCAGCAATGTTAATATCATCAATCGTTATATTGGCGACTGTATCAACCGCAGCGAACAGGTTCTCAAACTGCTTGATCTGCTCAAAGTCTTGCAAGAAGGATGCAAGCTGATCTCGCGTTAGGCCAAGGCGAATGGGTGTCTTAGCCATCAGAACGCCAACGGCTCGATTGCCGCCTCCAACCTAATAAACGATAGATGCGCGTCTGATGTGCCTTGGAAGCGTTGAATGCGCCAGTTACGCATCCATCCCTGCTGGAACCAGACCAGGCGCTTGGCATACTGACCTTGCTTGCCAGCATTGATAAACTTCTGCTGGCTCCAGTTCAGACCATCAGTCGAATAGCTGGTGTTGATGGTCGGATCTTCGCCATAAGCCACAGAACCAGTCAGCGCGACCAGTTCAAGGTTCTGGAAGATAGCACCACGTCCCTCGTTATAGACGATCGTGGTGCCAAACTCCCAACGCACCTTGCTGCCGTAATGCGTGGAAACGTTCTGCACAAGATATCCGACATTGGTGTTGACCGGATCTCCGCAGAGCCACTTGTCGTAGCACCAGACAAAGTTCTGGCCGCGATATTTGGAAAATCCAACCAGGCTGCTGGTCAGCGTGAACCACACCGGCTGGCCCAGTTCCTCAGATGCAGACCCGTCAAAGACCAGTGTGCGGTCAGGCAGATGGACATAAAGATGCTGGTGCGCTCGATCGTTGCGCATCTCCATGTTCACGTTGGCAAGCTGCGCCTCGGTGTAATTGAGCAGGATCTCATCGATCTCTTGCGTGCTGATCTTCTGCGCATTGGCATTCACACCAAGATAGATGCCAGGCGCTTCATTCCAACCGCTGCCAAGGAATGCGCAGGTCTCCATGAAGATGCAGCAGGCGTGCGTCCCAACTGCGCCCTTTTCGATCTGAGCGCCTTCAATGCGCTGGAATGGGAATAGATCACCGCCCACGTTATCGAACACTTCGATCGTGTTGCGATTGAGCGCATAGACCTCATTGCGAAGCTTGAGCAGAGCCACGATCGGATCTGGATCAGCTTCTGCGGAACCGTATTTAAGCGGATTGACCGCGTATGGATTGCTGAGATCGGTGACGACGAGGAACTCGCCATCGGTGGTCATGAAATAACCATCAACCCAGACCACATCGAGGACCACGCCAAGATCTGGATCGGTCACCTGCGTGATGGTCGAGCCATCGTAATAGAACAGGTTTCCGTTGGACGCGATCGCCAGCAGATCGAAGGAATAATCCATCGAAACGTCTTTGCCATCATTTCCAACATCGCCAATGACGGTGACCACGCCAGTGCTTGAGACCGAGCAGAACTTGGAACCCATCACGCGGTAGCAGACGTTGTTCCAGTTGATGCCGCCACGATCGATGCCAGGGCCAGTTCCATTGGCAACCAATCCATCAGCAGGACGCAGGAATCCTTCGCTGATGCCATTGCCTTTTGGCACCGGAACCATGTTGACTGGATAGGACGTGCGAAGGTCTGGGCCAGTGTCCGTGTAGATGCCGTTCAGGATTGGGATCTGGACCATCTTACCACTTCACCTTGTCAGCCCAGAAGGCTGCGCTCATCTTGCCTTTGGCGATGTTCTTTGCGTGCCTAGCCTTGAAGCTGGCGCGCTTCTTCTTCATCGCCTCAGACTCACCAGCCTTTGGCTTACCAGCAGTCTTTGCGCCTTGCTCACCGAAGCGGATCGTCTTGATCTTATCACCTTCCTTGGCGACAACGATGTGAGACTTCTTCGGATGCCCAGGCGTGCG